CCGCCACACCGATCCGTCTTTGCGGATATTGCCGGGATTGTTGTTGCGAATGCCTCTTGCGTTACTCATAGTCTCGGTGGTTGTCTTTGTAGGCATGTCTGAACCGTGCATTTGTCATGTTCGGCAATCATACGCGCCTCTCGTTCGTCAAGTAATTCTATCTTCATTGCGGAAATCTTCTTGCTTAAATCGATCCATTTTTCTCTCTCGGAATCAGCGATGCCCTGAAGCTCGACAATTTGTTTGTACGCATTATCGCGCATTTGATCTTGTATCTTATCGTGCTTTTCATCCAAGTCGAGTTCCAAGCTCTCGACTTCCGCTTTTCGCTTGCGTCGTTCGTAACGGTAATAAAGAAATTGGATCAGCCAGCCGGCACCACATACGGTTGTCAGAATCGATAGCAATGTTTCCATGTTGTTTTATTTTACCCCGGATAGGTAATCCGGTTTCAGTTATCCGATCATCACGATGGCCCACATAACCAGTGCCCCGGCCATCACGGGTACAAAGTCTTTCCAGAACTTCGGCTTCACGTAGTTACCGTTTTTGTCCTTGTACTCCTTACCGGAGGTCTGTTTGATCCCGGCCCACGCAATCGCTACTATCAGCGCAGGAAAGAACGAGAACATGCCCATGTTCAGGATTACTCCGCAGATTGCAGTCACCACCATCCCGATGATGATCTGCCAAAGGTTTGATTTTGTCATTGTAGTTTGGTTTTAGAGATTACTTTTTCGTTTTGGCTGCCGGTTTCTCCGGGGCTTCCGGCTCGGGCTGCTTCACCAGCTCATCGAGCATCATGCGCTCCGAAGTGGTGAGTTTGTTTTCCTCCCAGAGCGCATCGGCCCCGGCCTCCGAAAGAAACGGCTTGAGTTCGACATCCGACGTGTCCACCTTGTTCATATCGTCGAGGAATGAAGCGACAGCCGTCTTGTCGTTACCTTCGGCGATCCTTCCGGTGTTCGGGTCGATCTCGATTCCGTACTTCTTCATTGCCATGCGCATCTTCTCGTCGCGCATTTCGAGGTTGTATTTGGCAACCTTCATCGTGTCGAGCAACCCTTTGCGCTCATCGTGAGAAATGCTGCCGGAGCTGATTTTGCCCAAAAGCTGGGTCAGTGCTACAAGTTCGATCTTTTTCATTGCTGATTAATTTTTGGTTGCAGGATTGAAGTTGTCAGCGGCATACGTCCGTTTACAGGCCACGTGATCCCATTCGGTAGTTTTGCTGTTGTCAAGCGCCTTAATGTTCCCTGCGACACTCAACTCGCCATTGATTCGCAAGTTGGCCCCTGTTGCCAATGCGCGCTGTACACGTTTGAGGAACCGCGCATCTCTTTTCTGTCGGAAGTAATTGATAATCTTTTTCATCTTTTTGAGTTTTTAGGGTTACGCTTCGACTACTGATTCAGGCTGTTCGGTCATCGTCAGCGCGATGGCGTCCATCTTCTGCATGAACGGAGTGAGGATCGCCTGCGCCTGCGAGAAGTACTCCACATCCGCGCTGATCTGCATCTTGCCGTCCGCGTACTGGTTGAACGACGCTTTGACTTCTCCGTTCTCGGTGATCTGGCCGCCCGTGTAGGAAGCGACCACGGCATTGGTCATCGTTACCTCCGCCGAAACTTCGGCCGAACCTACGCTTGCCTTGATAAGCCGCTGAATCGTTTGTGCGGTGATCTTGTTCTCGTTGATAATTGCATTTACTGTTGACATAATTGAAAGATTTTATTGGTTGATAACAAATTAGATGTTCCTTGCCTGTATCTGGAAGGTTCCGGTCTGGTCGAGCAGTTCGCCGAATCCGAGTTTGATGTATGAGTTCACGACGCCGGTCGGATAATTGTCCAACTGAAAGTCCCCGTTATGCCATGCGAATTGCTCGATTTCCAGCACATAGTCCCGGCTTTCCCCGGCAGCCAGAACGATCATCGAAACCCTGTTTCCCGTTGTGGCATCCAATACGAGGGGTATCCCTTTTTCGACCGTCCCCCAGAATGATACCACCTCTACTTCTTGCAGCGTGGTGTATCTTACTTCGTGTTCTGCGATATTGGTGATCGTTACCTTGACGTACGCATACTGAGTACCGTGGAACAGCAACGGAGAGGAGGTAAAGTTGCTGAACGGATAGAAAGTGTATTTTGCACCGTCGGTGTTTATCCCGGTCATCTTGGCCGAAATCAGGATCGAGTTGAAGATATTGAGCGGAACCGGATTTATGAACGTGCTGTTGTGATACACCACCAGCGGATCGACTTCCAGATCGCTGATGTTCCATTCGTCCTGATTCGTCCATGTGGACTTCTTTTTGCTCAGCACGAAGAGCATGTATTTGTGGTGCGTTCCTGCTCCGATTTCGAAGAAGTCCACGGTAATACTATTGCCGCCCTCGCCGATGGTCTTGTCGCAAGTGATTAATTTACCCTCGGTAGCGGTCAATGAGGTAAGCAAGGCAAAACCCCAGTAATAGTATTGAATCCCTTTCATGTTCAGCGCCGAAACATTCGTCTTGCTGCTTGCTGGGATCTGCTCGAAGGTGAACGTGCGGGTGGTATAACCCGTATCGGACATATTGACGCTGACGGTTCCCGTACAACCCGAACTGAGGCAGGGCCGCGCGGTGTGCTCGTAACCGCCGAAGTCGTGAAGGTTATACGGACTGAGCCGTCCGCCGGTGGGTTTGTCCCGCGTCCAGTTCAAGGATGTATCCACGGGTAGGGTCAGTGCCGGGATATTGATCCCAAAATTCTGTTTTACATTGGCCGGCCAGTCGGTATCCGGATCGTGATAGGAACCTGAATCGACAGGTTTATAATAGGAAAACATATTGACCTTATCCGAACAACATAGCACTTTTATGTTCGACGAGGATTCGCCGAGCGCGCGTTGTACGTCAATAATGGGATCTGGTTTCTTTGGTAGTGCCATAGTTTTATTGATATGCTGTTACGCCGCCCGTAGCGACAAGGTTTCCGTTCACGCGCAGTGCGCCGTTGTATACGTCGATGGTTATTCCGCCAAGTACGAGCTTGGTGGCAGTGACGGTGCCGGCAGCGGTAATGTTCTTCGCGGCCCAGTCAACGGTCGAAATGTTAGAATTGCTGGAATCGTAGATTCTATACGCACCTTTACTATCATTCCTATACACTGGGGTGTCGTTGGGAGTTACAATGCGGGTTTTCTTGGCACTATTTCCAACGACTACGCACACGCCGTCACCGGCTACATCAAGTAACCCAACAACGCTCCTACCGGCAGCATCCCTTACAGAAACTCCGTCTTTAAATTGGAAGTCTCCCGTAATCATTTTATTACCTGACAACGGCAGGTAATTGTCCGGATTAAAATTACCGGAATCGTAAATCATGTAGTTTTCAGCAACTCCGCCTGCCCCCCTGTATATTGAAGCCGGAGAAACCAAAATCAAACGTCTACTTCCTGTCCCGATAGCCGTAACATATCTTGCATTAGGTGTATCATATAACACACCGGCAATATTACCCCCATCGGAACCCCTTAGAGACCTGCCATTCGATCCAAAGGCGATATCCCCCGTCATCGTACCGCCGGAAAGTAGCAGGTAATTCCCCGGATTGAAGTTGCCGGAATCGTAAAGGTACGTCCAACTGTTCCACCCTGCATTATTAATGTTTTGCCGGTGCCAAATCTTATTCGATGTTCCAAATGCAAACTGGTTTATCCACGGACTACCATTGTCCACAGTTGCAACAACTAATAGAGAGCCGTAATTTTCAGGGGTATTAACCGAACCAGGGGTACTGAAATAATACACACCGCTGCCTGTTGCTGTATTCAGATCGGATATAAGACCTTTTTTTGCATTTAAGTAGTTATCCGGATTGAAGTTGCTGGAATCCCAAACCGTCCTCCATGTTTTTGTAAGACTACCCCGATACATCATAGATTGCACGTTAGCATAGTCCCGCAACTTGAGTTGAAGAATTGTACCTTGGTAATCCTTTCCCTGCCAGATACAGGAGTATTCAGCACCCGGGAAATGCGCCTGTATATTCCCGGTGAAATCTAAGTCCGTAATGTTGTTTATTCCGCCGCTGGGAAAGTTGTAACTTTTGATTTGGGCGAAAGACGAGGCATGCAAATTGTCCACCATGTCGGCATTGCCTCCGTTAGCAGGAAGTGCCGTAGGTCGGTCGGTAATATCAACCCACAGGTGAGTGTGTACCTTGTTCGCGTATGTGTTCGCCAGCTTTCCAGTCAAATAGGTTTTGTCGATGGCTCCGAGAAACGAAGCGGAGATCGTGAACGGATAACCGTCCGGGGTGATCGCGCCGGTCAGGGCCTGTTTGAGCAGGTCGTAATCCAATCCTCCGCCACCGCCGCCCGAAGATGGGCCGGTAGCATAAGCGCTGATGCCTGCAACGCTGAGAAAGTCCAGCTTTGCCGAGATCACCCGCACACCGTTTACCGTTTTTAGCTCGAAGGCTTCATCCCAAACGGACTTATCCAGCTTGGACGAGGGATTGAAGTTGCTGGAATCGTAGATTCTATACTGCGTACTGCCATTATCCCGGTAAAGATCGACAGATGAATAAAGCAC